GACGGAACATGCTCCAAGTAGTTGCAGCTTCGGGGAGGACGGCCAATGCGCCTTGCATGGCATTGAGGTGGAGCGCCGCAAAAACATGCAGGCACTGACGGATAACATTCCGAAAATGCTCACTTGGCAGAACCGGATCGTCGGCTGGTCAGTCCTGGTCACAGTTTTTGTTGGGGGGGCGTATATTTATGCCAAGGAAATACGCGATGATGTAATGTCACGATACACCGCCAGCGTCGCTACAACCGCGGCCGACATGAAGATGATAGCAGACCAAGTCAGTGCTCTTGGGAATGGGCAGGCAAGGACCGAGGAAAGATACGAGGCGTTGCTCAGGTCCATAACAGATATGAACACCAACATATCAACGCTTACATACCTGCAACTCAAAGAAAGAGATATGAACGCAGAACTTAAAAAAGTAGGTAGGAAGTAAAAGGTGCAAGCATGATCCTCAAAGACGGCAGTGAAACTCGAGACCCGCGTTGCGGCCTGATCTTCCAGCCCGACCCGACCGCCCCGCATCTTCTCTCCATGGCGGCGCCGGACGGAGGCATAGACCTCAGTCAGAGGGAACTGATCTCCAAATACCGAGTCAAAAAGTTCGGCGAGCCGCTGCTCAATCAAGGGAACTGGAGTGCCTGCGGCGGGTTTGGCTTCGCCGCTTTCATGGAGCATGAACCAAACATCGCCACCTACGGCGATGAGTGGGCGCTCGAGTTCTATTTCCGGGCGCAGGACAACGATATCTGGCCAGGGTCCGAGCGACCCGGATCCAAGCCTCTCAGCTACGGCACCTCAATCGCCGCCGTCCTGCAGACTGCTAAGCAGGAGGGACTGATCACCGAGCATTGCCGAGCCTACTCGATTGAAGAGGTCGTCCGCGGCATTGACTACTATGGCAGTGCCATCCTCGGCCTTGAGTGGACTGAAGGGATGATGAATCCGCGGAGGAAGGACGGGCTGTGTGTACCGACCGGTGAGAGTGTCGGTGGCCACTGTACGGCCGGCACCTTTATCAACCGGCACCGGAACATCATCGGAGGACCTAATTCCTGGCCGGATTGGAACGAAATAACGCACGGTTACTGGGTGATGGACCTTGACGATTTTGCCGAGGTTCTGCGGCACGGTGAGTGTGCGTTTGCGAGGAAGGCAGTATGAGCAGGTCAGAGCGGTTCTACGACGCCTTTCATATCATGCAGCAACGCGAAGGTCGGAACATCCGTACCAATGATCCGGTCGATCCTGGCGGGGACACCTTCAGCGGGATTTCACACGAGAACTGGCCGCACTGGGTAGGCTGGCAGCTGCTTGCTCAGTCCGAGGGCAAGGTTACCCTTGCAATTGTCCAGGCAGTGGAGCATTTTTACTACACTCAGTTCTGGGGACGGATCCAAGGGGACGCTTTGGCAGAACTCTCGCCGGAGGTAGCCACTGAGGTCTTCGATACCTCAGTGAACTTCGGATGCACCAGAGGGGTGCAGTTCCTGCAGGAGGCCCTGTCGCTGCTCAATCTCAACAAGCGGCTTTACCCTGACCTCGTGCCGACCGGCGTAGTTGATTGGAAGGTTTTAGAGGCTCTGCGGCTGTACTGCGTGTCGAGGCCCCCCAAGCCGGAAGTGTCAATCCCTCGGCTGCTCAGGGTGATGAACTGCCTGCAGGGAATGCACTACATCCAGCAAATGCGCAAGTACCCGGCCAAGGAGAAGTACCGCGGCTGGTTCGACAGGATCTGAGATGGCGGACCAACTCGATCATGCAGGAGAACTTGAGATGCTGTTCCGTAACCAGGCCATCGCCGCTGCCAGGCGGATCAACAGTGGAGAGTCTCGCAGCCACTGCCTGGATTGCGAGGAACCTATCCCGGAGAAACGTCGACAGTACGTACCAGGTTGTTTATACTGTGTCTCCTGTGCCCAGGAGAGGGAGGAGAAGAATGGCTACTGAGGAACGAATCAGGCAACTACTCGATTGTGCAGTTAAGGCACCCGTCAAGGACGCAGCCGGGGTCTATATCCCGGGCGGGATGGATGCAACGATCAGGGCCAAGGCGATCGCCGACTGTCTAAAAATTGTACAGGATGAGAAGATGAAGGTAACTGCCATGCGAGCCGGAGGGATTCTTGGCTGAGTTCAATCTTAAATATGATGTTAGGCAAACTGCCCCTACATTAGCCGCATTTCACCGATCTAACGCAGATTTTCGTGCTATTCTCGGCCCGATCGGCGGGGGAAAATCAGTCGCTTGTTGTGTGGAGATCTATCGCAGGTGCGTGGAGCAGCGAGTCGGCACTGACGGTTTTCGCAGATCACGGTGGGTAGTTGTTAGGAACACCAAAAGCCAGCTCAAGGATACGACGCTAAAGACTTGGAATGATTGGTTTGCTTCAGGTATAGGAGTGATAGGATATTGGAAAGAAACTGAGGCTACATTCTTTTTTGAATTTGGAGACGTTCGGGCGGAGATATTGTTCCGAGCCCTTGATACTCCGGCCGACGTAGCGAAGGTCCTCTCACTCGAGCTCACCGGGTGCTGGCTGAATGAAAGTCGTGAAATTAATCAGGAAATTGTAGAGAGCTTGCAAGGACGCCTTGAGCGGTACCCTTCACAGCGGATGGGCGGATCCGATTATTGGTTGATGATCGCAGATACCAACCCGCCTCAGATTGGGTCTTATTGGTGGAAGATATTTGAACACATGCCGCTTGAAGATGACGACCCAGATACAATCGTTGCCTGTGACACATTCAAGCAACCAAGTGGCCTGGCTATTGAAGCCGAGAATAAACAGAACCTTGAGCCTGGGTACTACGATCGCAAGGCTAAAGGGCGCAGTAAAGCGTATATCAATGTTTTTATCAAGGCTCAGTATGCTCTTTCCCAGGCAGGCAAGCCAGTATATCACGACTCATTTCATTACGACCGGCACGTATCAAAAATATCGCTGCCAATAAACCCACATCTACCTGTAATCGTTGGACAAGATTTTGGGCTCACCCCCGCGGGGCTGTGGATGCAGGTGCAGGAAGACGGCAGAGTGTTCATTCTGCGGGAAACCCCGGCGTTCGACATGGGGACCAAGCGATATATCAAGAGCCGGTTCAAGCCGATGCAGTTGACAGCATTTCCCACCAATCCAGTGCTTGTTGTAGGCGACCCGTCTGGGAAACGCAGGTCAGATTCAGATGAAGGCACCTGCTATCGAGAGTTCAAGGAAGCCGGTATTCTCGCTAAGGCAGCGAAGACCAACGACCCTGATGTCCGGATTAAGGCTCTTGATGATCTGTTCTCTGAATACCCGGATTGCCAGCCGAGGGTGTTGATAGACCCAGCGTGTAAGAGTTTCATTCGCGCCATGCAGACCGATTATATGTACCGACGGCTGAAGCTGTCCATTGCGGAGTTGTACGACGACAAGCCAGATAAGACTGCACCTTGCTCGCATCTCGTTGAGGGTGGGCAATATGGAGCGTTATTCATCACCAGTGGCCAGTATGATCCGTCCGACTACGAAGTTTACGACTTCAACCCCCTCAACCAACCCACGCCGTACCGCCCGGCGCAACGCGAAGGATACTGATGGAAATCAATTACGAAGAACTGGCGAAGACAGGGACATTGCTCAAAGGTCAGCTCGGGCAGTTCATCAATGACCGGGCGTTGTGCGAGATCCAGTGGTTGAAGAACCTCCGGCAACACGCCGGCCAGTACGACCCGGACATCCTCGCCGGCATTCCGGACGAGCGATCTCACGTCTATCCCCGGGATACCAAGGTCAAGATCAAGGGTGGGGTGGCGAAGCTGATGGAGATGATGTTCCCCAGCCAGGACCGTAACTGGGCCCTCGGGGTTTCTCCCAGTCCATCGATTCCGCAGGAAGCCCTGCAGAACGTCCTCACCACCTTGCAACAGTCCGGGCAGCCGATGAGCAGCGACGCGATCGAGCGGGAGGTCAGGGCCTTCGCCGAGGCCCGCAAGGGCAAGATGGAGACTGAGATCGCCGACCAACTCTCGGATGCCGAGATAGATTACCCGCAGCTTTGCAAGCGGGTGGTGCGCAGTGGGTACATCTACGGCTTCGGCGTCGCCCGCAGCCCGATGGTCCGTACCCAGCAGGAGCGGGTCTGGGAGGCTGACGTGACCGGCGCCTATGTAGCCAAGACCAAGATGGTCAAGCGGCCGTACCCCGAGAGCCTGCGGATTTGGGATTTCTACCCGGATCTGATGGCTAAGTCCTGGACCGATCAGGATATGGTTTTCGAGCGGGTGGTGATGACCCGACATGATTTTCGAGGGCTCGCTAAGCGTAAAGGCGAAGACTTCATCGCTCCGCTGGTCAAACAGTATTTGAAAGACCATCCGCAGGGCAACTACACTGCCAAGACCTACGAGACCGAGCTCCAGCAGTTGGCCAAGACTGCCAACCTCTCCGACCGCACCGCTCGTAGGTATGAAGTTTACCGCGGCCTCGGCTTCATCTCAGCGCACAGCCTGGCTGCGGCCGGGGTCGACCTTAAAGAAGACGAGATGGACGAGGATGTCTTCGCCGACCTGTGGTTCATAGACGACGTAATCATCAAGGCCCAGAAAGCCGCCTTCGGAGAGCGACCGTCTGACCAGTACCATGCCTTCATCTACGCCGAG